TACGTTAGTTGCCGCTATCCGTCAACCACTACGTTAGTTGCCGAACAACATAGTCGCTCGATATTTTTCAATCAACATAGCGGCCCATGTTTCTACAATACTATGTAACACAGTATTTTGTGATGTCCCTCCCAGTATAGGAGAAAGTTCAATATACAATGAAGGTCTGTCAGCAGTCGTAAAGTTTATACTGCCGTCAGGTTGCCTAGGAAAAGGTGCTCGTCTTCCTTGAATATCACCTACTGTCCAGTCCATAATGGCTAAACGGATTCCTGGATCTTTTTCAGCTTTAGCGTGTGTAACAATATCATTCCAAACCAAAGGTGAAAAGAGTGTTTCTCTATCCTTTCCTGCAATCACCAGTTTCATCATTTCATAAAACTCTCCCCCACTGTTGTCGACTCGCCATAACTGATTCGCCCGAATCGCATCATAGGAACGGAAAAAGTTCACAATACGTGCGGAAGGATGAGTTCCTTCCAATCGTCGAGTCAGTGCTGCAGTAGCCCCACGTGCCAAAGGGGCATAGTCGCTCGGTGATTGTGTAAAACGATTCTCATAGAGACGCTCAAAAGGGATTTCCAGACGTGACTCTTTTAAAGCCTTTTGATTTTCACCATCGGTATAGATATGACGTGTTTCTAACTGTAGAATCGGTGCCCCAATCATTAATCGATCCAATGTAGTAAACTGTGTAAAGGCACCTCCACGAGAAGTCTGAATCTTGAAATCACTACGACCCCAAGGCACTGGTTTCATACGTCCATCGGAACTTTCCACTAGATCCTCCAGTTTACGGAGCCAACAACGAATCTTATAGGCCTGTTGAGGAATACATGCAAGTGGAAATCCTCCATCATCTATACTCTGACATCCGAACAAGGGTAAGGGTAGACGTAGACGTCCAGGAGTCGCATTTCTTCCTATGGCAATGCTAGTGCTCGTATGGAACCCAAGATTTCTATCAGTTAAGAATGAAGAGTTTAGGGATCCACGTGTTCGACTCGTCGCCCAGAGTGCATCTCCACTGAACTCTTGAATAAGAATGTTATCTTGGAGCAACTGAATCTTTTCAAACAAGAAATATCCAATCCCTTTTGTATAGCCGTAGGAAACACCCGATAAGTCGGTAACTACGCCGTTCGGGTTCAAAGTGGCATAGGTTGGAGGAAGCCATGAAGGAAGATCAATCAGTAAAGTCGGTTCAATAAAGAGATCACCAGCGATTTCAACCTGAAAGTCTATACTTTTACCAAAGTCGGGTGCATTTAATGGAGGCAAACGACGCAGTTCATGAACAAAGGGCGGAGTTGGATTGTAACGATTATCAAATATATTTTTTGACTGGGGCGAATCGTCAATGAAATAGACATCTTTATTACCTCGTGCGACGAGCTCATAAAGAGAGCCTTCAATATTGAATGCTGTGCTTCCCATCTTCTTACATGTGGGGCTTTAATAGATTTACCGTAGAAACACGCCCTGGTTCAACAGGTAAACTAACTTCGGCTCGGCGTCCAAACCGAGGAAAATAGATATCACCTTTCCATGACTCATTACTCTTGATCCAATCATTGAACTTCCCTTTGAGCATGACATATCCAGGTTCATTGATAGGAATACCGAGTTCCTGGAGTTTTTTTAGAATCGTAATGGATTCCTTCACTTTTTCACTCTGTGGTTTAAATGATTCTGAAGAAGACATACTGCTATTTCAGCAGTTGATTCTTTAACCCTTCTAAGAACCACATGTATTAGTGCAGGAACTACAGGTTTGTTTACCGATATAAAATAGATTTTTTGTCGCGTAATCGCTATAGTTCATAACACAGGTGCTCTGAATATTTCCACATGTGCTCATATTACAAGCAGGTTGAGAAACACTTGTAACATTAACAGTATAAGAGTAAATCGCTTTGGCTTGTAACTTTCGAATCACGTCACTGGCATCCATTCTATACAGACATCCTAAAGATTTATTTTCAATCAAGATAAGACAATGTGTGGAATCTGGTGTCTGGTTGGTAAGATTGAGCCTTTATATGATCCAAAACAATGGGTGAAGTCATTGATTCCCCGTGGACCCGAACAAATGGCAATGGTTTATCCAAGCAATCAAACTACGATGGGATTTACACGTCTCGCTATTAATGGCTGTCATCCCAGAGGTATGCAACCATTTAAAAATGAGAGTAAGACAGCCGTATGGATGTGTAATGGTGAGATTTACAATCATGTGGCTCTAAGGACTCAGTTTGGATTGAAAGAAATGACTTCGGGCAGTGACTGTGAGGTCATTGGAGCCCTGTATGAAACTATGAAAGACCAACTCAAAAGTTTATTTCGATCACTGGATGGTGTTTTTGCCATCACGATTGTTGATCTAAATCGAGGTCATGTGATTGTTGCGCGCGATCCATATGGAGTTCGCCCACTATATATTGGTCATGGATACAGATATATTCCTTTTGGACAACCTGTAAAACCAAATACATATTCTATCGATTTAAGCCATGTGATTTTTGCGAGTGAAATCAAGGCACTTTTGCCTATTTGTTCGGATGTTCAACCATTTCCTCCTGGAACTTACCAAGTCTGGGATATTGAAACAAAGATGCTTCTAAAATCCGAGAGATATCATTCAATCCCTTATTTGACAAATCCAATGTTCAGCCTTAGTTATCCTAATGTGTTCAACCTTACTTATCCTAATGGCTTAGAGATGGCATGTGCTTCACTCCGTTTTGCCTTAGAGGAAGCGGTTCAAAAACGAATGATGACGGAACGTCCTATAGCTGCGCTGCTAAGTGGCGGAATCGATAGTAGTTTGATTGCAGCCCTCGTTCAACGTAATCTAAAAGCGCTTGGCAAGCCATCTTTGAAGACCTTTAGTATCGGTATGGAAGGTAGCACAGATCTTGCCTATGCTCGAAAGGTGGCTGACTGGATTGGCTCAGACCACCATGAAATCGTTGTGACGGCGAGTGACTTTTTTGCTGCGATTCCAAAGGTGATTTATGCCATTGAAACCTATGATACAACGACTGTGCGTGCTTCAGTAGGTAACTGGCTTGTATCGAAGTATATTAAGGAACATTCAGAATGTAAGGTCATTTTTAATGGAGATGGAGCCGATGAGATTTTTGGTTCCTATCTGTATTTCAACTATGCACCGAATGATCGTGAGTTTGAAGAAGAAGTGGATCGATTATTAACCGACATTCATTATTTTGATGTGTTGCGCAGTGATCGTAGTATCAGTAGTCAGGGTCTCGAGCCCCGCACGCCCTTTTTGGATAAACAGTTTGTCTCAGTAGCACGTTCAATCGCAACAGAATGGCGTCGCCCCATTCAAGGAAAGCAGGTTGAAAAATGGATTCTTCGTCGTGCATTTAATGATACTTCCATTTTACCACCCGAAGTTCTTTGGCGTCGAAAGGAGGCATTTAGTGATGGTGTCAGTAGCACGGAAAAATCCTGGTATCAGGAGATTCAAGAACGCGTTAGCAAGTATGTGCCTGATGATTGGGAATCGATTGCAAAAAGAAACTATATCTATTTGACTCCTACAACCATGGAGCAGTATTATTATCGATTTTTATATGAAGCATATTATGGTAAACTGGTATCTCACTCAGTTGTTCCTTATTTTTGGATGCCTAAGTGGATTCAAGGAGTGACAGATCCGAGTGCAAGAACTCTACCGAACTATGCCCAACATTAGTTTCATAGAGACTCGTGAAGCCACTATGATATAGAGAGCAACTCCAATATATATGAGAACTAACGATAGAAGTATCGTCGAAATATCAAGTCTGGTTATTCCATAGACTAAGGTAGACACACCTGAAAGACTTAGAAGTTGCGAACCTACAAACAATGAGTCTAACATGATTATTATGATACAATCATGTTGGACTAACTCATCAAATTTATAAATATTCTACAATAGTTGGGTCTATTTTTGTAAGGATAACTACTAAAATGATCAAACTTAGATAGAAAAATAACTTATAAAGGATATTTTCTTTATAGAAGTGGGTTAATATTGTATCAATGAGACCCCACATCCCTAACCACCAGATAATCGTAATGATTGAATAACGCATTGGTTTAATCTTATTCTTAGGAGTGGTCTCCATCTATTATAAGTAAAATTGAATGACCATCCGGGTTGAATCACCTGCAAAAATGGCCACGCAATGTCAAGCACGTCTTGTAAATGACAAGATTACAGGATTATTTGCGGATGGTCATCATAAGTTTCATCATGAACTTCGTTGTAACCGGATTACTTTAGAGTCTTCTGAACTCTGTGGTAGATGCCAAGAAAGGAAAGAACAGGATTCAGTGAAAAAGTGTCATCCATCACGTGTTCATGGACTGATTACAGAAAAGATCCCAGAATGGTCGCATATATTTGGAGGCGAATGGTATCTTAAGAGTTCGCTTAAATACGGAACGCCACCTGAAATAGAGATGGGAAAGGCCAAGGCTGCGAAAGAGATTGCTTATAAAGGGGTTGATACTACTTCTGTAGCAAAAACAGAAACAGAAATAGTAACAGTAACAGAACCACAAATACAAACACAAACACAAACAGAAACAGTTAAGAAGAAGCGTCCATACATTAAGAGAAAAAAGGTAGAGACCACGATATCAGAAACAAAAATAAAAACGCTCGCCATAGAATCGAAGGAGCCACCGATCACGCTTAACAATGTAGTTCGTATTGGGGTCCGCCCACATCAAATCGAAGGACGCAAATACTTCTTAGATTCAAACAAAGGTAAACTCTATACGGTAGCTGCGGATAAATCTCCAGGTCACTATTATGGTCGTTGGAACCCTCAAGAAGAAACAGTTGATA